TTATTTGGGTGAAAACGCTTGCGGACCTCTGCCCAATCGCTTTGTAGCTTCACTCCTACTGTTGCTATGTTAGCAACTATGTCTGCCATCTTGTCTACAGTGTGGATGATCTGCTGCATCTCCTGACGTAGCATCTCGTTGTCTTCAGCTAGACGCTCAACAGATTTGAGCAATCCTTTCTCCATGCCTTCCTGATGTATGAGCATACGCACATCACGTGCGCGCTGTACGTAGTTGACCATTAGTGTTACTCCTTCTGAGGTTTGGTTATATCTACATCAGTCTGCTGCAGTGTGAGTGCACGTAGACCGTAGACGGCTTCTTCAAGTTTATCAAGAGATTTAGTAGCTCTATCGAGTAGACGCTGTACGCTGTCAGCTTTCTTCTCTAATCGCACCGCACTAGCTACTGTAGTGGCGTGTGCACGAGCGGCAGCTGCTTGTCGGAGTACTTCAACAACCCGCATCCGTCGCTCACGTAGTTGTTGCAAGAATAAGTCTTGCTCTACGTCAGTCATATTGAGGAATGACTTAGGTGTTATAGCCTCATCAACACTGACGCCAGCCGCAGGGGTTTGTACCTGTGGCTGGCGCAGCTTGACGACTTTGTTGTTGTCGTCATTGGGCATTTAGTTGTTACTCTATGGTGAGAGGTGCAGCATTGATAATGAGGGCAGGTGTGGATTTCTTAGTAACACGCTTGATTGCTTTGTCTATCAAGTCAACCTTCACTCCTAACCTAACTAACTCGGTTCGCAACTCATCAACATCGCAACGCATCGCTGGTCTGTTAGCGTTGAAGTTCAACACATAGTCCTCACCGTGTATCATGGTGACGGCTTTGGTCATAGTGTCGCTAGCCTTCTCACGCAGCTGACTAATGGCTTCATCATAGTCAGTAGTAATGCGACGCTTCACACTCTCGTAGCGCTTCTCACTATGCGTTCTAAACAAAGCTGCCACTGATAGCTCGGCAGCTAGTTGGTCTACTGCATCCTGTGTAGTTTGAGGCGCTTCGATAGACTGTATACATTGTATAACACGTGCTTCCAGTGGTAACTTGTCGTCACCATTACTTGTCGTCTTCTTTGGCATCTGCAGATGCTCCTTCTGAGGTCGGTGTTGTAGTATCACTAAGTATAGCACATGTAGGATCAGATGCAAGTCGCTGCTTCTTAATATCGTCTAGCCGTTTGTGTCTAGCGTCAGCGTACTTGTCACCCCAAGGCCAGGGTATGTGCTTGTAGATGTTACGCATACGAATGCGTTTGATTACACTCACATCGAGAGATACGTTGTAACCTTCGCGCATCTTCGCACTCACATACTTAGCTGTGCATCCTAACTCTAACATGTGCATGATACGCTTGACCTGAAAGTGCTTCAAGCCTATGCGCTCACGGTCAAGCATGTCTTGCACGTTGTCAGCTTGTGTGCCTATCAGCATGTGGTATGGATTGCAGCACCACGAGTGATCGCACTGGTGTCTTATGACATCTCCCTTCTGCAAGATGTAACCAGTGTAGAGTTGATAGACGACGCGGTACACGTAGTAGTCGCGACCTTGTATCACTACGCGTGGTCGGTACTCACCACGTGTACCTAAGCCATGCGCGCCGAGCCATTCCCAACATACATCTTTACTACCGTTGTGCATGTTGATGCGTTGGAATACGTCGTAGTGTTCACTAGCTTCTCCCCTTCGACGCAACTGCGTAGCTCGCTTTCCGCTTGCGAACTCTGCGCGTTGCGCTGCTACGTGTGGTGGCATCTTGTCTGACATAGTTGCGTACTCCACGCAGTAGTAGGTAGGAAGGGAGTAGGTAGAACACGGCGAATAGAAACACCGTGCTCCACCAATAGCTGATGAAGCTAAGCAGCATCACCGTCATCTGCTACATCTTCAGGGTTAACGAGAGGCATAGCAGACATTATATCATCGCTAGGATCGTTGTCGATGTAGTCGTTGGCTGCTTGCTCATTAGCAAACGGGCCGACGAATAGAAAGCCATTAGCAATGTCGCCAGCGGCTATGATGTACAAGCTGTCAGCTCTCACCACTGGTCGTTTATCACTTATCTTCATGTTCTGTGTCATACAACTGCTCCATGAGTGTAGCAACCTTATCGACTAGAGCGTTCTGCATCACGCGGCTGCCGTCATCGCAATGCTTATGCATGTGTAGCCATTCCTCATACACAGTTCCTAACAACGCTACGAAGCCACGCTCGAATGCTGCCTTAGCGATGTAGATGATGTTGTTCTTGAACAAGCCAAGTACATCATCGGGTAGTGAAGCGCATGTGATTACCTTGTCCATGTCAATGAAGCAACCACAGTGATGCATGATTTGCTCAACGCGCTTCATGTGTGCACGTTGCCACTTGTTAGGCTTGAAGCTTTCAACTTGTTCGTTGAAAGGGCGTGACTTGTTGAATGCATCGCGTGCCCACATAGGCATAGAGCGATGTTGCTCACTCAGGTAGGTGCACGCGCGAACGAAGTCAGCACTAGGTGTGCAGTAGTCGTCACTAAGTCTGCCTTCATACATCTTCTCATTAGCTACATAGGGTAGGTGTTCTATCAATGTGTCATAGTCCATGAACTCTAGCCATAGGCGAGAGATGTGATGGCGTAGTGACCACGTATCTGCGAGTGTTCTATCCTCAGTCAAGCTTACTGTTCCTACGTAGTCATAGGTGAAGTGCGATGGTTTGTCCAACTGCGTACCTGTGTACATTGTTTTGTAGTACACACAGTTGTCACTGTCTTCGATCTTAGTAACACAGCGTATGTTGTACCCTTCAGCAACTGTGTCTGCTTTGATGAAGTACTTGTTGTGCTGTTCGTAGACCTTAATGAACTCGTCGCCTACCACGTACACGCATACGTCACCAGCCATAGGATTGAAGCCGTGTATGTCTTCGATCAACTCAACACTGCCACCTTCATCTATCGCATTGGTGTACAGCTCACGATAGGCTTGCCACAGTTTCCAGTTGGCTCCTAAGTGTGTAGTGAATGGCAGTTCGTTCTCAAACCTAGCACCGGGAACATCGTAGTAGTAGTGAATGAAGTCGAACTCCTTATCACGGAATGTGTCACGCCGTGTGAAGAAGCCATACTCACGCACATCACCGTTCTCTTGCATCACGTGTACTTTAACATCTAATCCCTCACGCAACAGCGTGGCGATTGCGTACTTGAAGCCAGTACCGAAGAAGCCGATTGCTTTGTCATCTGCTTTAGCAGATAGACCGAGCATTGTGAAGGCACGCTTGTCAAGTGTGCCGTTGTTGTAGAAGCATATAGCTTTAGTCATAGTCAGTATCCCTACTGTTTGCTGTTGCCATTGGTAGGCAAGCGAGCGATTAAGTTACCAAGTTCAGCTATGTCTTTGTCACTTACAACTGGCTTTGTAGCAGTTGGTATGACGTTGCTGCGTTTGTATGCTGCGTGCTTTGCTTCCTCCACTGTTGATGCTATCAGGGTTTGTATGTTGTTAAGCCTGACTGTTATCTCAGTGCAGTAGCGCATGTAGTGATCGCGCTCTGCAGCTGCTTCGCTAAGTCTCACTTCAAGTTGGTCAATCTTCTGGCGATACAGCATGATGTCCGTATGCATACGGTCGCACTGAATGCGTAGGTCGTCACGTTCTACTACAATAGCATGGATAGCTTCAACACCACGAGCTGCTGTCTCACGTAGAGGGTCGCTGCCTATTGTCTGTGGTTCAGCCATTATCTATCTCCTGTTGCTGGACGGATTACTAGATCACGCACTTCAACCTCACCCCGTATACATTGTATACACTTGCCGTTGGGGTGTAGCTCCATGTAGGTGCCAAGCCATAGATCACTGTCGCCTTGGCGGCTGTTGCTGCTAGTCCACACTTGCCACTTGCCTTGTTTATAAACAAGCATGTGTGCTCGTGTACCTGGCTGTAGCCAGATGTTCTCTTGCTCCATCTCAGTGTATCCTCTCATCAGGCATTCGCGGCGTTGCTAGTACCATTATGCGTGAAGGATAGATTACATTGTCATCGCAGTCATCGCAACATAGACCGTATGCAACGGGCCATGCATTGTTGCACTCGTGCGTTTGCAGCTTGTAGCCACACAGCACGCATAGTGTGTGGTTAGTGCTCATCTGCTTACGTCCCTTTCGGTAAACGTAATGCCAAGCGCAGGATCACCACGATAATGAGGCTCAATCCACACGCTGTAAGCAGGATCATGGTTATTGTAGTGTCTAAAGTGTCCCATGACCTTGTGATAGCGTCTATGAGTTGTAGCATCTGGATGCTCCGTGTCTAGTTCATGTGTGATAGATGTGTTGATGCCACGTGTGGCGGTCGCGTGCGCTGCATAGCGTTTCACCGGCTTAGTGATACGCATACGGATACGACGATACTCCAACAACGGCGGCTTGCCGTGTTTAGTACGAGCGGCTTGTTTCTTAGGATGCCACTTGACTGCTTCATCGTAGTACGTGCGTGGTTGTGTGACTAGGAAGATGCCGAAGATGAGTTCAGTGACTATGCCACCTAATGTATCAATAGCAGCTTCTTCCTCTTTCTTGATGCGCTTGTCATTATAGGCATAGAGTACATCAAACGACAATGCCTTCTTCACACCCTCGGGTAGCTTGGGGTGTGCATGTAGAACAGGAGGCCACACATTGAACTCTACTACATACACTAAGCCGCTGACTGTGCCTAAGTCTTGATACGGCGTGCCTATGACTATGTACAAACGTGCACCTTGATGGTACTGCACAACTAGTGCGCCGTACTCAGCACGATCTACGTCCTTGAACCCTTCAAAGCCGATGATTGATTTGTACTCAAGCCAGAAACAGTCGTAAGGCAGACGCGCACTAGTCAACATACCTTCATACGTCAGCTGCCTGTTGTCATGCATCTCATACAACAGGCTAGGCACATCGTCAGTGAAGACAATGCGCTCTGCAAGCTGATTGAGTACTACTACACTACTATGGGGATTGAACTCAGCTGGTAGGCGTAAGCGTTTCTCTACCAACGCGTCATGTGGGGAAGGCATACGACGGCCATATAGCCATGATTGTGCTAGCATCTTGTCCTCTGCTATCGCTACGTTGAGCTGTATACAATGTATACCAACCAACTGATGACCGGCACGATAGTGCCGGTTCGCAGCCTTAGTGGATTATAGGTACATCAGCTATAACACAGCCAACAGCTATAGCTATGGCTATGAGTACTATAGGCCCACCAAATACAGTTATCAATGCATGTAGCATCTTATCCTCCTATTGATAATGACCCACAGGTTATGACCCTGCACCACACACGGTGTGGCGTCTTACACTGCGGGGTGAGGACGTTCCGCATGTGATGCAGGGATAGTGCTACTTACGCAACACTATTCACTAACGCAGGCACGCTACGCTTACGCCTACGCGTTACTAACACGAAGCCTGTCAGCGCACTACCGAATGCCCAGATGGCTGAAGGTAGTGGTGTCTCTGATACTGCTGACAAGATAGGTACTATGTAGAACGACTCACCTCCATCACTGGCGTTTGTCCACATAGCACGGAAGATCAACAGATCACCGTTATCTATACCTGACAAGTCAAAACCAGTGATGAGATAATCACCCTTGCCGTTACCGTTGTTCGTATCCGGTAGAGCAATAGGTCCATCAATGTCGAAGATGATACGCTGTCCAGCTGGCTTACTAAGATCAATAAGCTGGAACGTCTGCAGCGTTTCGCCTCCATGTGCGGTGTTAACGTCGATAGCAACACCGAAGGACAGGTTAACATCACCGAGTACTTGCAATGCATCAACGAGAAACCCTCTCGTGTATGCTAGTCCCATCACACCGTCAGCTACGTTCGCGATTACTGAGTCGGAGAACATATTGTACGATGATGTGTTGCCGTTGCTGGTGAAGTTATTGTAACCGAACGACACTGCATCCACAATAGGCTGCGATGCGTTCGTAGCGCAGATGATACACGGATTACTCTGTGATTGTGGCACTGGACTGAGTAGTGTTCCAATCGACAGATTATTGATAACATCTGCGTTAGCACTTGTTGCTACTAACAGCGAGAGTGCTGCTAGCATTCCACTTAGTTTCTTCATGCTTCAGTCTCCTAGGAGATGGCTATATACAATGTATACGCAACTAATCGGCAGAAGCCATCGCACCACCGATAACTTGTTTAACAACTATAGCATCTGCGGCCTTCCACAGTGCTTGATTGATGCTGACGTTGCGGTTGACGTTGCTGATGGCGGACACACGCCTCACCGTGTTGTTGATGCTATACATCATGCCACCTCGCAACACATTCTCTTGTATCACGTTCATCACAGTGTAGAGATCGTCGCTATCATCGTCACTGCGTCTAACCTCCAACATGCGCTGACGCATATCAGCTATGAATGAAGCACTACGATCATCACCGAAGCGCACAGCAATAGCTGCGTGTGCTAGTGCAATGCGCTCACCGATGTTTGTCTTGTATGACTTCATCACCTCTACGCGTTTCTTCAACTTATCTATATGGCCGTCGATGTCTTGTAGCTCCAACATGATCTGCTCCATTAGATCAGGAGCTAGATGTCTGAAGCTACGTGCATAGAGCATATCACCTGCTACCATACCATTCATGCAGATGAACTTAATCATACCGAGCATTAGCTTGATAGGCTTAGTACCGTCGTGACTATCAAGCACAACTATCTCAGGCGCTTCATCACGCTTATCGTAGCTATCGTGACGCATACGCACCATCACTGCGCCATAGCGCTTATGCCCACCTTGCACACTGCTAACCTTGAAGCCCTTATTGTGAATGTGCAGCAAGATGTCATAAGTGTTGGTGAAGCTATAACGCGCACTCATCTTCGGATGTGCAGATGTAGCAAACAATGCAGGACAGCGATCTTGCATTGTAGCTACATCAGTAAAGACACGTGCAGTGTCTATGCCTTCTATCTCATTAGTACTGAGGGCTGGTAGCATGTTAGCTCTCCTTATACATTGTATACGATTATAAGAACGACGAAAGCACCTAGTAGCGTTCCAGCTATTAGGTGCATTGTGGCAATAGCCAATTTCTCGATTAGGACTATCATCGGTTGTATCCCTCTCATTTACAGCTATCATTATACCACATCTAAAATCACATGCAAGTGCCACTAATTGAGAACACTGTGGATATGTACGCTATACATTGTATACTGAAGTACATGCAGCGTTGCGTAGTGCTGCTGATAGCGGCGTGTGAGTTGGCGGGCGCTAGGGCGTTTTTTTATATATCTACTAAACAAGTGCGAAGCACCGCTTAGATTTCTGTATACATTGGATACGAAAAAACCCGCCAGCTTGTTAGGCTGGCGGGTTAGTTAGTTCAGTAGTAGTTAAGCTGCTTTCTTCGCCTTCTTCTCAGGCTTCGCAGCAAGAGAGTTGAACGCTGCTTTAGCTGCAGTCTTTTCTTCGCTAGTCATCGCTGCATCTAAACGCGCCCATAGTGCGTGAGCTTCAGCGCGAGTAGCTTTGCTCACGCCTTCGATCTTTCCGCCAGCCGCTAGTGGCGACAACGCGGTATCAAGTTGCTTCAACGTCTTGCCGATGAGCGAGGGTGCAAGCGCTTCTTCGCTGTTACCTTTCGCTGCATTAGCTGCGCCCTTCTTCTTCGTGCTGCACATTGCGAGTACGTTCGCAGTCGATGTCTTTTCGTTGAACTGCTTCGCAATGCCGTTAAGCGTTTGCAGATCACTGGCGTTGAACGGCGTATTAGTTTGCTCATTCAACACTGCCTCACTGCGAACATAGCAAGCATAGCTTTTCGTACCATCAATGCGCTCGATGTGAACCTTGCGCTTTTGATCGCGCAACAGTGTCACGCCACGATACGTGTCTAGTGAACGCTCAATCTGATTACGAATAGCGTTCTCAAGACGCGTCAACTCCGCAGCTTGCACAACTTGTTTCTCACTGCGCTTCTTTCCTTTCGGCATCGTGTCGCGATGCTTCTTGAACTTCGCACCCTCTGGCGTTGCGTACCAGTGATCGAGCAAACACTCACGCAGCGATGCTTTTGTTTCCACTGCATGATCGTATTTGGCAGCTAGATCACGCAGCGATGCTTCGTGAGTGAGTACGATGTATATGCAACCACTCTCACTCGTGCGCTTTGCTTGCGCTAGATTGAGAATGTCCGCGCCATACGTGCTTGCATTGTGTGTACGCTTCGCACGTGAGGCCGGAGCTTCGTTCATTCCAACTACTTGTGTCATGTCTAGGTATCCCAACTAGAAACGTTCAATCGGTTGATTGAACTGTAAACATCATATCAGTTGTACAATCACATGCAAGTCTTAACAACTACACATAACTACTACAGCTGCTTAGTATTACTGCGAATACTACTGCAGCTGCACAGTATAAACGTGCACTAATTAATTCCCGTATACATTGTATAGAATTGCGCGCCTCACTGGTGCCAGCTGCATTGCGCCGCGCATGTGCGCGCGAGTGGTTGGTATGTATGCGAGACAATGCGGCCTCGCGCACTAAACACGTGGCTTGTATTCACAACTTAGCAACGCGCGCTTCGAGTGATGTAGTTGTATACATTGTATACACTGCACGTGTGTGTGCAGCAGACGAGTCCCCCGCCAATTAGAAAACACACTACTTGGCACTACCACCCCGAAATGGAAGGGCGTCAGCACTCACGTAAGCCCCTGCGTGTGTGAATTACATACAGTCGAAACCAAACACCGTGCACGTTCTAGTGCTTGGGTGTGTATGTGAGTTAGTAGTTGTATGTAGTTGTAGAACAGCTAACAGGCTGCGAACCGGCTCTGCGAGCCGGAGTAGAGTAGGAGTAGTACTATCTATGGCGTTGTTTTGTCTTGACAAACACCCGATGTTGTGCTACCGCCTATAGTAGCATCACAAGTACTAACCCACAAGGAGTACTACTATGCCCTCATGGTCAGGTCTATGGGACAATGTTCACTCACAACCATACGCGTTGACAGGTGAACCGGGTAGTATTGCACGCAATGTGGCTCGTAACATGGCCTCACAGGCTTCCAAGTATTTCAGCGCTGTTTCTACTGCGCTCACTGGCGCTGCTCCCGGTCTTCCTGTGAATGCTGGCTATACTCAGGTTGCAAGCAAACAAGCAGACGGCTTGAACCTAGGTGGTAAGGTTGACATTGCTACCTACACAGTAGTCAATCGCACTACTACACCCACCGACGAAATTCAAATTGACCAATCACTGACACCGCGCTTCATGCCTCCTGTGCTATCAGCGGGTGTTGAGACTAGCGGCTACCCTGTTGAGAAGTCAGGCAACAGTGGTGGTGGTATGCTTGGTACTATCAACAAATAGGGAGTTGCTACGATGACTACTGCAAACGCTAAAGCTACAACTGCGCCTGTCAAACCAACCAACCCGCCGAAGCCCGCTGCAAAAGCTGGTGACGTACCAGTTGAAGACTTGGTTGACTACAAGCTCACAGCCAGCGATGTAGTTGTTCGTACTAAAGACGGCGTACACATTCCCAATGATCCTAACAACCCTGATCGCGTTGCTTATGAAGCATGGGGCATGGCTGGTGGTGTTGCTATTCCATATCCAGCTGATGTAGCTCCCACTATAGGTAAAGAAGAACCAAAGGCAGCGCCGAAAGCTGCTGCTAAGGAGCATGAATACAAGTAGGTAGTAATCGTGGCACAACCTGACGATGACAGCTGGCAAGATCAGGCCGCAGAGCAATTAATCGCGCCTACTGACAAGTACGCTAAACCTGTCACTAGCGACAAGCCTGATTACACTAGAGAAGAATGGGGTAAGTTCTACTCCGGTGGTGGTGTGTCTGACTTGAAGTTAGCACTACAACGTGGTCAAATCACGGATCAACAATACCGTACTGAAGCTAGAAAGCGCGGCATTGATCCTGACTACTTAGATGAGCTTGATCGCATCAAGCGCAAGTAAAGGACAACAGCAATGGTTGACATGTCACAGCTGCAGCAATCAATCCCACCTGAAGCATTGGCTGCAATACAACAGCGACAAGGTGGCATGAACGGTGCTGACGTAGGCATGATCTTGCAACAGCTGATGGAGATGTCTCCTGAAGAAGTTGCACAGGTGTTGGCGCAGATGGGCATTCAAGTCACACCTGAACAAGTACATAGTGCTGCAGAGAATTGGGTAGATCAAGCAGCTGGCAAACAAGCAGCTGGTGGTGTAGATGAGGAAGATGCTGCCGATAGTGGAGCAGATGAAGCTGCTGAAGGTGAAGCGCCACAAGCTCCTGCAGCTGACCTAGAACAAGCTGAAGCTGCCGCAGGTGAAACGCCTAGCGATGAAGCAGCTGAAGGCGATGAAGGCGATGGTGATGGTGCACAACTCCCTCCCGGTGCACAGCCTACAATGCAACAAGGTCCAGCTGCAGGTGGCGCTCGTGAAGCAGCTCTAGCAGAACTAATGCAATCTCAACCACAATCAGGAGGTGGTGCTATGCCACGTGGTGCAGGTGGTCCGTCAGGTGGTCCTATGGACGACCTAATCTCAGCGCAGATGATGCAACGTGCTGTAGGCAATCCTAATGCACCTGTGCCTACTGCAGCACGTAGCCCTATTCCAATGCCGCGCGCTAATGCAGCTGGCACACCATCAGCTAACCCGCGCATGGGTGCGATGATAGCTGACTTGTATCGTAGCACAGGTGGCAAAGGTACAAAGACACGTAGACCATCTAACAACCCGATGAGAGGCGGCAAGTAGTAATGCCTGATCTACCACTCGCTAATGGTCTTGTCATTGATACAACGACAGGACAAGCGATTGTTCCGACAACATCGCCAGATGCAGTTATACAGCAACAAACCGCCCGCACGCGACAGAGTGCTGAAGCTGCTACTGTACGTGGTCGTGACAGGAATAATCGTCCTGTCCGTCGCAATCTCATTGACTTACCCGCTGACACTAAAGCCGTAACTACTGCAGGTGTAGTGTGGCTCTACTTCACACTCGGCATTAACGACGCAGAGATTGCAGAAGCTACAGGCTTGAAGCTTTCACAAGTAGACATGATTAAAGGTCTACAGCTATTCACTCAACTCGACATACTACTCAAAGAGAACATCGCAGCACTGCAAGCTGATGATGTACAACAGCGCATTGAGCGTATGTCAGCTAAGGCGCTCGACGGTTTAGAAGACATAGTAGCTGATGAAGAAACTAGACCAGCTACTAAAGCTCGCGTCTACATGAACATGTTAGATCGTGGTGGCTATTCACCGAAGCAGATGATAGAACACAAGTACTCACTTGAAGGCGGTCTAGTCATCCGTCACATACGCGAGATAGCACAACCTAAACACATGCCTAGCATTGACGTAACTCCATTGAAGGACAAGTCCAATGGCAATCGTTCCGAATAAAGACGGTCAAGGCATCAAGGCTAACGGTGTAGCAGGTGTAATCGACCCTAGCTATGACATGCCTACTATCGTAGGCGCAACACCACCTGCAGTCGCATCAGCATACGCCAGTCAACTAGCAATCAACACAGCAACAGGTGAAGTATTCCGCTCACTAACTACAGGTTCAACAACGTGGGCTGAAACCAACATACGCTAATGGCTAGTAGAGTACGCGCAGTCAATGTAGCTGAACGTCCTGAGTTGCTGTTGAAGGAGAACAGCCTACAGGATAAGTTTCTACAATCTCGTGCTAAAGTACAAATCTACGGTGGAGGCTTTGGCAATGGCAAGACAACGGCGGCAGTCATCAAAGCAATCCAACTTGCAGACATGTATCCCGGTTCAACTGGACTTATTTCAAGATCAACCTATCCCAAGCTCAACGACACTATTAGAAAAGAGTTCCTTAAGTGGTGCCCCCCTAAGTGGATTGTCAGCTTCAGCACAGGACAAAACGGAGACAACATCTGTCACCTGAAGAACGGCACCACTATCTATTTCCGCTACATCGCGCAGCAGGGTACTAAGACAGATAGCAGCAGTAGCAACCTACTATCAGCTACCTTCGATTGGGTGATAGTAGATCAAGTAGAAGACCCTGAGATTACACACAAGGACTTCCTTGATTTGTTTGGACGACTACGTGGTCGTGCTCGCTACGCTGGTGACGACGCTACTATGCCTGTTACTGGCCCTAGATGGATGATGCTCACGTGCAACCCGACAGGCAATTGGGTCTACACGAAGTTAGTACGTCCGCTGCAGCAGTATGAGAAGACAGGTGTTATAACAGAAGACCTCATCTGCGTGCGCGACATTGACCGCAAGCCTGTTCTAATAGACGGCAAGCCGCAGCTACTTATCGAAGTAGTTGAAGGTAGCACATATGAACTACGCCACGTGCATGAAGCTGAAGGTGGCGACTTCATTCAAACACTCGAAACCATGTACCAAGGACAACAGCGTGATCGCTTCCTACTTGGAAGATGGGTTGCGTATGAAGGGCTTGTTTACCCACAATACGATAGTTCTCTCCATCTACTGCAGGAAGGCGACATACACGCTCTCTTGGATGGCTACCATGAACAGCACTATCATCCGAACTGGATTGACGCCTACGACTACGGCCAAGCGCAACCTAGCTGCTACACACTCGCGTTTGTAACACCCGAACAGCACATCATCATATGCGATGGCTTCTATCAGAAGGAGATGCCCATTGACATGCAGGTGTCTGCTATACGGCGTATCCGTTCCGATTGGAGTGCTGAACTTGACGATATGCACAAGATCAATGCCGATCCGTCCATCTTCGGTCGTCGTACAGTCAACAAGCGCACAGTGGGCAAGACGATTGCTAAGATGTTTGACGATGATGACATCAAGATGAAGCGTGGCAATAACGACATTCCTAATGGCATTGTCAAGGTTGGTAGTTACTTAAACCTCAATCGCAACTTGCTACACCCCATACATCGTGTGGCAGGTAGCCCGCGCTTGTTCATCAATGCCAAGCTAGACTGGTGGACAGATGAGATAACTAGCTTCTTCTGGCAACAGAACACAAGCGGCGAACGCATAGACAAGCCTAACGACCGCAACGATCACGCTATGGACAACACGCGCTACCTACTCAGCGACATGCCTGACATTGGCAAATACATAACACCTGAAGAACAACGCGTACCATCGTGGATGCTGTGGCAAGAGAAAGATCGCACTGCTACAAACCCTAGGGGTCATAGGTATGGCTGACGCTTACGACACTACTGATGAACAAGTCAGACAGACAGCTGAACCTGCCTCTGAGTACACTAGCTATGAAGGTGTCACAGCTGATCCTAATGCTGTAGTAGACGACCAACCTCTCTACCGCATGTTAGGTGAGTCGAAGATACCTGTGAGTAAGCACCGCGGCCCGTTGTGGCGTTCTCGCTACGATCAGGGTAAGAGTGCTATGAAGAAGAACACCGAAGCATGGAGTGAAGCATATAGGTACTACAGACATGACCATACCCGTACTAATGCTCCATCAAGAACTGAGGAAGATATATCAGCCGGTAAACCACTCCAAGGAACGTATGACAGCACTGAGAACATGGTATTTGCGAACGTCAGCGCTCTCGTTCCTATGCTATTCACTAAAAACCCGGAAGCTGAGTTTACCACTGAAGACAAGACGGACGAACCAAAGCAACGTACACTTGAGAAGCTTGTGAACGTACTAGCTGCTAAGAAGACCGCTCCAGGTATCAACCTCAAACGCAAGGTGAAGCGTAACATCGTCAGCACAACCCTCACAAATGTAGGCTGGTTTGAGTGTGGCTACACCTTGCGTGAGGATAGCAGTGAAGCTGCGCTAGAAGAAATGCAGCAGCTTAGCAAAGAACTACAAGATGCTAAGTCACAGAAGGACATCAAAGAAGTTGAAGGCAAGCTGCTAGCGATGGAAGAAACCATTGACATGCTAACACCTGCAGGTCCGTGGGTGAAAGTGCGTCGTCCAGATCAGGTGATAGTTGATCCTACAGCAACCGACCTCGACCTCAGTGGTCAATGCAATTGGGTGATGATTGAAGACCTCATGTACACCTCTCTACTACGTGCAAAGTACGGACGCAAACGCCCCAATAGTGATGAGTGGGAGAGCGTTTTCAGCCCTACGGATGTTATTAAGGCAGGCGTATCGCCCGATCAAGGTGACAGGGGGCAGACTGATAACTTTCAACTATTCAGTTATTCTACATCGGAATATGCTAAGTATGGTTATAGCGATCAGCGTTCATTCCTCGCAGCACAAATGACAAAGGTGGTCTATGTATGGGATCGTGTCACTCGCCGCGTTGAACTATACAACTGCAATGATTGGTGCTACCCACTATGGGTATGGGATGATCCTTACACACTTGACCAATTCTTTAGCGTTGTACCAATGGAGTTTCATACCGATCCTATCACCATGTACGCCAAAGGTGAAGTTACGTATTATCTCGACCAACAGGATGATCTAAACATCATCAACAATGAGTGGGCAAAGGTGCGTAAGTTTGCATCCGGCAAGCTAGCTTATGACAAGAACGCACTCAAAGACGGTTCTGTGTTGGAGAGCATGATAAATGGCACGATGGACACTAACGCTATCGGCTTAGACCTACCTGAAGGTAAGAAACTAGGTGACGTAATAGGTCCACTACTCCCACCTAGCGCTGATGCGATCAAGTTCTTTGACAAGAAGCCTGTACTTGAGAGCATAGATCGCCTATCTGGCGTTAGTAGTGTGCAGCGTGGTGTAGAGTACAAGACAAACACCACCAACCGCGCTATCGAGTCGTATGAAAGTCAGACACAGACACGCGCTGATGAGAAGATGGATGCAATTGAAGACAGCGTAGGCAACGTACTGTGGCTAGTAGCGCAGATGTGTCTACAATTCATGGAGAAAGACGAAGTTTCTGTGCTACTTGGTGATGAACTAGCTGCAAATTGGGAAAAGATGGACGCGCAGACAATCCGTAACACATTCACACCACGTGTCGTCGGTGGTAGCACACTAAAGCCAACATCTACGTCGAAGAAGCAGCAAGCTTTGCAGATTTCACAGATTATCGGTCAATTTACACGTGCTACACCCATTGCAGCTGTAGTTGCACTGAAAGTCCTAGCAACAGCGTTCGACGGTGTAGTAATAAGTCAGGAAGATTGGGAGCTGATATACAAAGCCATCATCAAAGAGGCTAGCGGACCATCACCTGAAGAACAACAGCAGCAACAGCAGCAACAACAGGGTGGCGAAGCACAAGCGCAGCGACTACACGAGCGCGCAATGGCATCACAAGGTGGACAACCGCCGCAAGGAGGCCCACCACAAGGTGCACAAGGTGGACCTAGTGGTGGACCGCCGCCAGTTGAAGACATAGCGACAATAGTACAGGAAGTAGCTAGACTTATTGATGGTTTACCACCACAAATGAAGCAACACCTCGGCATAGAGCTAGCACGTGGTAAGAGCGTAGCAGATATAGCTGGACAGCTGATGCAACAGATGCAGCAAGGCGCTGCAGCATAGGAGGCTACATGCCTAAAGAACCTGAAGACTTGATGGATGCAGTTGGTAACTCATTTGGCATCCAAGATACACCTGCTACACCTGAAGGTGGTGAGAGTGATGGTGGTGAGGGTCAGCAACAGCAACAAGTAGACCAGCAACAGGAGGGAGGCGGTGATGACGCTAACCAACCGGCTGAAGGCCGTCCAGAGACAGGCAGCGACAAACACACGCCACAGCAAGGAAGTGAAGACAAGCAGCTATTCACTGACAAGCCCAAGAAAGGACCGAAAGGGGAGCTACTTGGTAAGAATGGTGAAGTGGTTGCAGCGACGCGCCGAGAGAAGCAGCTAGCTTACAATCTAAACCGAGCGCAGTACGCAGCTAATCAAGCATCGCGTCAACTTAGACAGATGCAGCAACACTTTCAGCAGTATCAGGGTTTAGACACCGTGATGCGGCAGAATAACATGTCACCGAAGATGGCACGTGAAGCTTTAGAGCTACGTGCTATGGCAGAGAAAGACCCAATTACAGCCGTGCGCGACATTGTAGCACGTGTACTGTCAACTGGCGTGACTATGGAGCAGTTGTTTGGTAATGACGCTGTTCCTGCAATCAATGCACGTGTCATTACTAATGAACTCGACAGACGACTAGGACCGCTAGAGCGGCAGACGCAGCAAGCACAACAGCAGCGTCAGATTGAAGAAACTGCACAAGTTGAAATGGAAAACTTTGTGCAGCAACATCCACATGCTGAGACACATGGTGTGGAGATCAGCAGCCTAGTAGCGCAACATGGCTTGACGCCAGAGCGTGCGTACTTTGAGCTTCGTAGTTGGGTAGAACGCAGAGGCTTTGACTTTACATCACCACTGAAACCGCAGATTGAGGCAGCTATGCAGCGCCAACAACGCAACGGTGGTGGTCGTAGACCGTCAACACCCGGCAGTATGCGCGGTGTGCAGCCTAATGGTGGCGTTCCTATTCAGCGCAACACTAACTCGCGTGGAGACTTCAAGAGCAACGCTCCGTGGAAGGACATTGCTGCAGCTGTCTTCACAGAACTCAACTCAAAGTAGGACACAGACACAATGCCTGTACTCCAAAACGTCCTAGCTACTACGATTGAGCGTTCGCGTAAGAAGCTCATTGTAGCAGCCATGCAAAGCAACGCGCTGATGGCATGGTGCTTTGCACGTGACCGCATCGAGAACGAGTCAAGCGGTTACAACATCACTAATCCACTGTTGACAGGTCGCAATCCGACAGTGGGCAGCTACTCGTACTACGACAGTCTACCTGTTCAACAGACGCAAGAGTTTATCAAGCTAGAATACAGGTGGTCGCGTATCGCTGGTACAGTCATCATCTCCAACCAAGAGGAAGATGAGAACAAAGGTGAGCAAGCTGCAGTTAAGCTGCTTCAGGGCAAGCTTGAGGCTCTTGAACTCAGCATCAAAGAGAAGTTCTCAGGCTACCTCTACGGCTTGGGTGGTGGCAACGATCCTAATGGTCTTGCACTACTCATACCTGATGATCCTACTACTGGTTCTCTTGCCGGTGTGGATCGTGCGGCAGAAGTGCAATGGCGATCTTCGTCGTATGACTTTGCTGGTACTCTCAACAGCACCAACATTGAAGAAGCTTATGACGACGTTCTGCTCGACCTCAAACAAGGCACAGAGCGTCCCAAAGTTATCATCGCAGGTCGTAACCACTACCGCCTGTATCGTGCTGCTGTTCGTAGCAAGCTTACCATCCCGCTCACGAACACTAGCTCAGGCAAGCGCATGATGGACTTGGGCTTCGACGGTGTATCGCACAACGGCGTGCCGATCATCTACGACGAGTCATGTCCAGTAGATCGTGCATACTTCCTGAATGACACCTACCTACGCCTACATATCCTCGGTGACAACAACATGAAGAATGTTGATCTAACTGCACCGTGGACGATTGACGGCTACGGTCAACGTGTCATCACACAGTGCCAGTTCTGCACGTGGAAGCAGTATCGCACACACGCAGTGGTCAACGACTAACCGCTATACATTGTATAGCACAAGGAGAGAGCAATGGCTGAAACGCCGCAAGTAGTGAGCTTCCAAGAGAAGCGCGCAGCATATACGATGGATGAGCATAAGAAGCCTGTCCCTGCGTATACAATCGAGCCGATGACACGCAAGACGTTTGTTAATCGAACGGTGAAAGATGAAATCGGCTTTCGTGTTGTGCCTACTGAAGTTGTACTTGAAGGTTACATGGTGCGTACTCTACGTGGTGATAGCGCATTTCTATCGCACGAAGACGTAGTGCGCCTGAAGCTTGACAAGAACCTTGTGCCTATGCTGATCGAAGGCGGTGATGATACACCAGTAGGTATGCAGCAAGTCAATGCTGCATTATCAGATAAACAGAAAACTGCACTCGACGTTCTCACGAAGCTGATCGAGAGTGATCCTAAAGCTGTCGAAAAGCTGCTCGCTGCGAACGCTGTGCAAGAGCCAGTAGAGGAATAATACAATGGCGGTACAAGTCGCAATTCCCGGTATGCGCCGCATCAACAACCGTGTGGATCAATGCTGCTACGCGGCTGATGTAGGCGTTGATGGCCTAGTTACTGTTGACATTCCTGCACCTGTTGCAGCGAGTGCCAACGTGCTTGGCAATGGTATCGTTCTCGCTGCCGCAGGTAATGTCGTGCCTACAGCGGTGCAGAGTGAAGCAATCATGGGTCGTTATGGCCGTAACATTAGTGTCACTGCTGGTGCTGGTGGTGCTGGCACGATAGTAGGTTACGACTATCTCGGTCAAGCTATCAGAGAAAGCGTGACACTTATTGCTGGTGCTGTTCTCAGCAAGAAGATGTTCAAAGACGTAGCGTATGTTATTGTACCTGCAGGGGGTACATTTAGCATCGGTGTTGGCTCTGTACTCGGTCTGCCGTACAAAGCACTCGGTACGCAGCTGATTAACGAGTTGACAAGTCAAGTCACTCCTACCGCCGGTGCGCTAGTCCCCGGTGTAGATGCTCAGACACTAGTAAGTGGCGATCCACGTGGTACGTACACACCAAATCAAATCCCCGATGGTGTGAAGTCATACCGCTTCTCGATGGCCGCTGATCGCAACAACCTGCACGGCAACGCGCACGTTATTGCATAGTTCTGAGGGCGGAACGTAGACGGCTCACACAGCCACAGGTGTCCCTCACCCCGTGTGTGGGCCGTTTACGTCTTACTAGGAGTGCACAGCGATGATTACATTCGGTGACATTGTTACCAAAGTACTACAGCGCTTAGCACTAGTTGAAGGCTTGGATGCACAGATATACGCTGAGCCACGTATACAGCTAGCAATACAGCACAAGTTTGACATGATCTTCAGGGAGTATTGGCTACCTGACTACACCACGTATCAGGAGCAATTCGACTTAGACGGTGTTACTGGTCAGATCACAGGAGACTTAACTGATAAGCTAAACGATTGGCGCGATCTACACTCAGTGTTTTGGGAGAACTCACACAAGCCGCTACCGATAGCGCCTATGAGCGCGCGGGATGTAGACATTCAGTATCCTAGCATACGACCACAGGGTACGAACAAGGCGAAGTGGTTTAGGTTACTGCCAGCTAATACAGTAGGCAAGGTGTGGATAACATACCGCACGAAGCCGAAAGACTTTGAACAGGACGAAGATGTTATATACCTAGACACGCAATTGCTGATGCTAGGTACATGTTGGGATATACTAGAAGATGATGGCACAAACCCCGGCGCTGCTGACAAGTTTCGCATCTTATTCCAAGATGCACTTACACAGTTCAATCGGCAGACTTTCAATATACCCCTTGATCTTGTCATGCCACAACGATCTACCGTCAGTAGGTGGACCTAATGGTACAGATGCTAACACGGCTGAAACCGTTAGGCAGACCGAAACAACCACGCCCGACGAGCAAGCTGAACAACACCACAATCAGAGACTTTGGTGGTGGCCTAAACGTCGTAGACAGCGAACAGAACCTAACTAGCAAGTTCTCACCTGTCTTCGACAACATGGTGACTTACACTGACAAGCGTGTAGGTCCGCGCTTCGGCTACGAGATGTTCCTGAAGCTGAAGCAGGGTGTTGAGACTAGTGGCACACTAGTAGGCGGCGGCATATCAGTTACGCTAGATAGCCGCGTTGTGTCTATCATATGGCCCAACCACGGCTTCGTTTCTGGCGATCATGTCACACTTAGTGGCTTCGTAGGCAGCTTCTACGGCATTACAGATGTGATGATGAACCGCACGCATGGCATACGTGGTATACGTGATGCCAACACATTTGACATTGTAGTATCAGGTCAAGCTACAGCTACACAGATCAGCTCAGCGCTGACTTGGCAATGGATGCATGACACGCACGCGCTAGGCGGTGTGCCTGTAGAGTGCAAGTACTTTAGCAATGTAGTAGTGCTATGGACTAGTGCTGGTGAGATACTGACAATCAGCCGCACGAAGGTTGTACAGCGTATATGGAGTAACAAGATAGCTGCAGGACTCCCAGGTGGGCCTATTGGTTGGTCATATACAGACTTTGTAGCTAGCGACATATTCGGCAAGGAGCTGATATGCAGCAATGGACATGACAAGCCGCTGACTATAGACTTCTCACGTACAGATTTATCACAGTGGGTGTTGTATCTAGTAGACCCTGGCAATTCATTCAGCAATGACAAGGTGCCAGCGTTTGACGCATGTAAGTCAGCATTCCGTTACTTCACTGTACACGATACAGACCCATCGCAATATCCAACGCATGTTACTGAAATACGTATTGCAGCTAAAGATACATCTATGGTCTACAGTGATAGCCCTACTCCGACTGATGCTGTTGACATCGACATGTCTAAGATTGCTGCTAGCCCTGAGCAAGCTGTACGTGGGTTTGCTACTATCAAGGATGCACTACTAGTCATCTCGCCTAGCAGCACAACGATGATGAAGCTAGGCAACTACAACGCTAATGACAAACACGATCCAATACCTATCGACACCATGAATGGTTTTGGCTCCAACGCACCTCGTTCGATAGTGGAGATAGGCAGCGATGTGTTTATGATGGACTTCAATGGTGTGCCATCTGCTAAGTTGTCAACTATCAGCAACGCCGTCATTCCAGAACGTGTGAGCAACTACATTGAGACTATGTTGAGTAGACACATAGGCAGAGTGAAGAAGGAGACAATGCGACTTAGCGCGTTCGGCTTCTACGATGCTAAGAACAAGACTGTGCACTTCTACTTGCCTAAGTTTGACAAGGACGATGTTAGGCAGCTAACAACTGATCCACTCTACTTTGACACCGATATGGCTGAGCATGAATACACCAAGCGCTCACTCATTCTACGCCACGATGCTCACATGGTCGAGCAAGGTGATATTGTCAGGATAGCGGGTGCAACGGCATTTAGCTCAATCAGTGCAGCTAGCATCAACGGTGATCGCAAGGTGCTAGGTGTGTTGAATGAGAACTACATCTTGATAGAGATAGGCGCTAATCTACCACTCACCACAGGTACAGATACAAGCGGTGGCGGCGTTAACATCACTATCCAGCCACTCACTGATTGCAGCGTTGGCTACATCTTCCATTACGTGCCACAGCTACGTCTAACTGCGTGGTCACGCTTCAAGAACACGAGCAATCTCATATTCAACTGCGGCTGCGGCACATTAGAAGGTCGTGCATTCTTATTCACAGCTGACGGCTTTATGATGCGCTACGGTTCACCTGAAGACCCTGTGTACGCTGATTGGAAGGGTATGTATGACTTCGTATCATGGACAAGCGGACACACATATCACACAGGCGAACGCATATTCGACCCAATTGACGGCTTGGTGTATAGGTGTATAGCAGACGTTACAACTACAGCAACGGACTTCCCTGCAGCTAGACTAGCCGCACCTGATAGTTGGGAAGAATACAAAGGTGAGCCTATCGAGTTCACGTGGGAGCTGCCTTGGAGTGACTTCGGTCAACGTCAGCACACTAAAGCGCTGCGCTTCTGTCACATGGATGCAAGTGGATTAGCACAGTTCAAGCTAGAGCTGTTCGCTGATAACATATACAGAGATGCAGCTACAGGACAACTGATGCCCGCGCGCACGCTCACCTTCGTACCTAATGAAGCTGGCGCATTCGGCGCAGGACAGCAAGTATACGGCGCAGGTAGACGTACTAGAGAGCAAAAGCTATGGCAGGTGCCTGTTAAGTGTAAGCTACTTAAGACACGTGTGAGTGGTGCAAGCACACAGTCATTGTCTGTCACAGCAATAAGTCTCTTATATCAGAAGGGAAGTACTGTGAGAGGCTAGTAGACAACTCAGTGCAAGCTATTGACAAAGTGACGGAAATGTGCTATGTCTTACTTATACACAAACAAGATGATATTGGCTTCATCGCCGCTCGTCAGAGGGGTGATGTGATATGGTCGCTAATATACGTGGCTATACTCCTAACTACAACTTCAAACTCATAAACTTCGACACACCGCGTTGGCATACTTTAGAGTATTCCAACTGGAACCTGCTTGATGCTATGCTAGCGTCAGCGGGCGTAGTGAAGGTGCGTGGTGAGTGGTTGAATGGTACTGTGTATGTAGAAGGTGAGCGCGTATATGACATTGAAGATGGCGGCTTGTATAGATGCCTAGTAGATCACACGAGCGCGGCAACTGGCTCGTTCGCTGAAGATCGCATTGCTAATCCTACCTATTGGGTAGCACAGGAAGCTGGCGTGCCTGTGTATAGAGGTCCGTGGGCAGCTGATACACTGTACACATTAGGCGACATTGTAGTTGTTAATAACTACTCATATCATCTGTGTACAGTCGATCACGTATCTGCAACGAATTTCACCACAGATGCAGCCAATTGGCAACTAGTCTTCGATGCTACGCAAGTAGTAGACGATGCTACCGCTGCTGCAGCTGAAGCCGATGCTTCTGCAGTCGCGGCAGCTAATAGCGCAGGTGCGGCTAGTGTTAGCGCTGGTAATGCTGCTGCTAGCGCTACATCTGCATCTGCTAGTGCTGTCACAGCAACCAATGCATCAAGCAACGCGGCAGCTAGCGCAGGTGATGCATCTGCTAGTGCTATACAAGCTGCTAACGCTGCTTCAGGTCTAGTAGGTTCATCACTTACTACTAACACCGTTGGCATTGGTATCAAGACATTTGTAACTCAGTCGGGTAAGCAATTCAACCCCGGCAACTTTATGACTATCGTTGATACTATCAGCCCTGCAGCTAACGCAATGACAGGGCAGATTACGTCGTATGTAGGCACAACACTACAAGTTAGCATCGGCGCATTTCGTGGTAGTGGTACTAAGAGCAACTGGCAGTTATACATCGGTGGCGCGTATGGTGCTGACGGCCTTCCCGGTCCTCAAGGTGCAACTGGCGCTACAGGTCAAACAGGCCCAACAGGACCACAAGGTATCCAAGGTCCGGTAGGTCCACAAGGAACACAGGGTATACCGGGACCGAGTGGTGGTGCTGGTGCAACAGGTCCAGCTGGCCCACAAGGTGCAGCTAGCACAGTACCCGGTCCACAAGGTCCGAAAGGCGATCCCGGCACACAGGGTATACAAGGTATACAAGGAATACCGGGAACTCCCGGTGCAACAGGCCCAACAGGTCCAGATGGTGCAGTAGGTCCGGCAGGTCCACAGGGGCCTAAAGGTGATACAGGCGCGACAGGACCGGCTGGCAGCGGCAGCGGCGACATGCTGCGCTCTGCTAACCTCAGCGATGTGTTGAGTGTACCTACATCGCGCACCAACTTAGGTCTGAAGGGTGCAGCTGTATTAGATGTAGGCACTACTGCCGGTACAGTCGCCGCAGGTGACGCCGTTGCTGCTAAAGCTGACAAGTCCTATGTTGATACACAGGATACAGCACTGCAAACTAATATCAATGCAAAGGCTGATAAGACCTACGTTGACTCACAAGATGCAGCACTACAGACTAGCATCGGTACGAAGGCAGACAAGACATATGTAGATGCACAAGATGCACTGAAAGCTCCTATTGCTAATCCTACATTTACAGGTGATCCGAAGGCACCCACACCTGCACCGGGAGATAGCGATACCAGTATTGCAACTACAGCATTTGTTGCAGCTGCAATAGCTGCTACTGTACCTACACCTCCTGACTTATCAGCTTATGCGCCGCTTGCCTCGCCAGCATTCACTGGCAATCCACAAGCACCTACACCTCCTACAGCTGATAACGACACGAGTATAGCTACTACGGAGTTCGTCAAAGCGCAGGGCTATGTGTCTTCTGTATCACCCACGTTCACAGGTGATCCTAAAGCGCCAACGCCTTCTGCAGCTGACAACGATACGAGTATTGCTACTACAGCCTATGTGACTAATGCTGTAACCGTGGCGATGACAGGGTTAGCACCTATTGCATCACCTGTCTTTACTGGCAATCCTACAGCTCCTACTCCTACTGTTGGTGACGCTGATACTAGCCTAGCAACTACAGCGTTCGTCGCTACTGCTATTGCTAACATCAGCTACGCAGCGTATGCGCCGTTAGCTTCGCCTACATTCACAGGCGACCCGAAAGCACCAACACCGCTAGCTGGTGACAATGATACGAGTATAGCGACGACTGCATTTGTTACAGCGGCAATTGGTACTGTTGATCTAACCCCATACGCACCTAAAGCATCTCCTGTATTCACAGGTGATCCACAGGCACCTACGCCGCTCTCAACCGACAACGATACATCTATAGCTACGACAGCATTCGTTAAGACAGCTATAGCAGCTGCGCCTCCTACTGGCGCTAATGCTTCACTCAGTAATCTATCTCCGACAGCTGTCAACGTGACGTTGCTGCCGGGAGTACACAATACATCTGATCTAGGCAACACATCATTTGCTTGGAGAGACTTATATCTAGGCGTTGGTGGTGGCATCTACTTTGCGTTCACCAAGTACTTAATATCGTCAAGCAGCAACTATCTAAATGCTACTACTGCAAAGTTTCTAACTGCTGACGTTCCGTGGGCAGTAGTTGCACCTGTTGCGCTCACTGATGCTGCAACTGTTACACCAGCATTCAACGCAGGTATTAACTTCACGCTAACAATGAACGTCGCGGGTGCAACTCGTGCACTTGCTAATCCCGCCGCTATAAAAGCCGGTCAAGCTGGTATCTTCTATCTAGTACAAGATGCAACAGGTGGCCGTACTATGACATGGGGCACTTTCTACAAGTTTGCGGGTGGCACTAAGCCTGTGCTGTCAACTGCACCCAATGCCATTGACGTTGTATCATATGTGTGTAAGTCAACTACAGAAATCTTCTGTTCATTCGCAGCGGACTTTAAGTAATGTTGCCGGGAAGTATACCAGCGATGATGTTTGTGTTGGCTAAAGCTGTTGATCCTAATGCAGCTGTTAGCTTCGTCGTCACTGCTCCCGGTAGTGCTAATTCTAACACAGCGTTCAACATCACGGTACAAGCGAAGCGAGCTGATGCTGGTAATGCGAACACATACACAGGCACAGTACACATTACGTGTACAGATGGCGCTGCCGTACTACCTGCCGACGCTGCACTAGTAGCTGGCTTCGGTACGTTCTCCGTTAAGTTGATGACTGCAGGTACTTGGACTTTCACTGCTACTGACACTGTTAACTCTGCTATCAAAGGCACTAGTAGTGGTGTCACTGTAGCTGCAATAATTCCCGGCTCTGTTACTCTTACTAGCGGTGCAAGTTGGACTGTACCTACTGGCTTCAATCCTGCTAACAACACTGTCGAGTGTTATGGTGGTGGTGGTGGAGGTGGTTATGGTGATAACTCAGGTAATTATGTAGGTGGCGGCGGCGGAGGTGGAGGTGGTTACGCTAAATACACCAACTTGAACCTAACACCGGGAGCAAGCATCGCTATTGGTATAGGCTTTGGCGGTCCCGGTGCACCTGTCGGCTCTGCGCGTGGTTCAACAGGAGGCTCAACGTGGGTTGTTAATACGTCAACAGTACGCGCTGATCCCGGTCAAGGTGGATATTCAGGTAGTGATGGTAGTGGTGGTCCCGGTCCCGGTGGTGCAGGTGCAGGTCAAATTGTGTACACAGGTGGTAGTGGTGATGGTGCGTATGGTTCTGAACTCTACGGCACAGGTGGTGGTGCTGCAGGGCCAGCGGGTAATGGTGGTGTAGGTGCGCCAGCTAACTCAGGTGGTGGTCTTGCTGGTAAAGGCGGTGAAGGCGAAAGCTTTACAGGTGTCAACTACGGTGGTGGTGGTGCTGGTGGTAGTGCACAAGGAAGTAGCGATCATGCTGGCGGTACAGGCGCACAGGGTTGTATCAAGATAACATGGTCATAGGCGCAACAGATAGATTTGTACTCACACTCGGCGCAGTGATGCTGTTCGTCACTGTTGCTGTGCTGTATTCAAGGAGCGATGCTGAACCTCTTACTCCTGTATGTGTAACTGATGAAGACCGTGTACATATACGAGCGCAAGTACTGTTAGCGGTTGATGATGCATTCAAGGATAACATGAAAAACCTGTTCACTGGTTGGCTTAAAGATGCACACCAACAGCCAGAGCGAGCGAGTGCAGGTTTACAGAGTTCTATAGTTGCTTATCAACGTGCACGTGCTGATGCGCTGAAGTGGAACCCTAAGAGTTGTTAGGAGCATATGATGTTACTGACATTGCAAGGTAAGTGCAGCTGGTTCGGTGGACCTAATGATGAAGGTGTACAACCTGATGAGGGTTTAGCCTTTATACAAAGTATAGAGGATGCGCCATATCTGTTTCTGCCTGAGCAACCTGAAGGTACGACAGGATTAGCACGTAGGCTTAATCCTTCAATGCACTACATCGCATGTAGGTGGGATTATGAGACAACGCCTAGTGAGATGTTGCTAGAGCGCACAGCCATCATACGCGCGGTGAAGACAGGCATCATAGCACGTGCATTCCCCGCTGATTGGGGACCGCATGTTAACACTGAGCGAGTAGCTGACATATCACCGGGACTGATGGAAGCACTACGCATTGAGACAGATGATGTAATCACTGTGTTATTCCCGTACACGCCAGCGGGTCTAGAACTACCATATAGTGTGGCGTAGGGAGAGAAACATGCCGATTGGTCTGATCTTTTGGGTCATCATGTTGTTGTGGTTACTCAGTTGGGCAGCTGGACAGTGGGGTAGTGGGCAGTTTCCGTGGGCTATACATGCAAGCGGTCTGTTGTTCTTCATACTACTGTTCCTGTTAGGCTGGCACGATTTCGGTTTCATCGTGCACCCTTAGATTGGTCGTCGTCCTGTTGTGATTGTTGGTACGATGACCAAGATGTGTTGAGGTGTCTATGAAGATCGAAGCTGTTACAACTCCGCGTCATGGTGTAGACCTAGAGAACCTAGCGCAACTACACCATGATGAGTTTGGCTGTGGTCGGGCGTTCGCTAGACAGGCGATCACTAATCACGTGATTATCTGCGTGCGTGATCCTGACAGGAAGTGGCTCAATGGTTGGGTTGCCTATGACGACAATGACAAACCTGTTGGCTACATCATAGGCACCATCCGTCCTAGCATCTACAACCTCACTGACATAGCGTGTCAGGAGATGTGGTTTGTGCTGCCTAAATATCGTAGTGGTCTGATAGCTGTACAACTACTATGGCACTTTGAGAAGTGGGCACGTGACAGGAAGGTTGAGCGCATCTATACGCAGGTTGAACACGACAATGAGCCGCAGTTAGTCGAACGCATTATACACATAATGAATAGGTTAGGTTATAAAACACAAGGCTACATAGCCGTTAAACATCTCATGGAGAAGGGCAACTCAGATGATCGCACCACACATAGCGAAGTGGGCGTTAGAGAGACAGCGAAAGTCTAACGGCAATGAGCTACATGCGTCAGCTGATGAAGCTGCTCCGCTTCCACCCACACGGAAGAAGCGCAAGGTTAAGGAGAAGGTGTTAGAGACTAAAGGTGGTGGTGGTTATCAACCGCCTCCGCAACCCTCACCTATGGAACAGGCGCAAGCCCGTGATTGGGAAGCGCAGATGCAGTTCCAACGTGAACAGACGCAGCAACAGGCTGACAGAGATCGTGAAGATCGTGCTAAAGCTGCAACTGATGCTGCTTGGCAGTCATCTAAAGGTAGCGCCTACAATGCTGCATTGAGTAGCGGTACTAATAGACTGCGCTCACTAGGCATTGACAGCGGTGATCCTCTCGGCGTCTACAGTCAGTTCACTGATCGTATCAATGCTGGTAATGCTGGCTTGCAAACTGGTGCTGACTACTCATCTGCATTCTCACCAACTATCCTAGATGAGATACTAGGCTCAGCGCGTGTAGGACAGCGTAACAAGTATACTAACCAGTTCAATCAACAAGTCTCACCGTACTATGCTGAAGATCGCTTCAGTGCTACGAGCGATGATGCTATCTTGAACAGCATCCTAGATCAGCAATACAACGATGCACTCACAGGACTGCAATCAGCTAAGGGCCGCGGACAAGCTAGCCAAGCTGTCTACGACCGCGCACTGCAAGACCTAAGCACTGCTAAGTACACTGCTAACACCGATCTACAGAACATCGGTCGCGGTGTGCGTGAGAGTGACATAGCTGACATCAATAAGCGTCGTCAGTCGTCACTTGATGCAGCTAGCAATTGGGACTTTGGTACTACATACGATCCAATGGGTGAAGCTGGACGTATTACTAACTACGCCGACGAGCGCGGTCAAGGTCTTGAAGGTGAACTGCGTGGTGCAGTGGGTGGTAAGCAGTACTTCGACATTAACTCACTCATTGGCAACGCTTCTGCTAAGGTCGGTAACGCTACTACGCCGTCTACTACAGGTACAGGCGGCAGTGCTTTGTATGACACCTTCCAGAACCAAGCACAGAACAACGCAAGTACACGTAGTAATGAGGGTATCTTCTAACTAGGAGTACACTCATCATGGAAATGTTCGGAATGATCGGTGGTCTAGCTGGTGCTGGTGCTTCTTTGGCTGGCGGCATGATGAATGCTGATGCCCAAGAAGACGCCAATCAGATGAATTGGGCCATCAATGTAATGAACATGCAGCAGCGTGAGCGTGAGCGCCAAGAAGCTATAGCTATGGCGCTTAAGGCTCGTGCTGAACAGAAGCTTGGTACGACAGATATACGCGGCACACGTACACACTTCGTGCCGGGTAAAGGTTGGGTAGTTGAAGGTGGTAAGGGCGTTCTAGATATGATGGCTCTGCAAGATGCGGAGCAAAAGAAGGTACTTACTACTGATCTACCAATGCGCCGCGCTGTTATGCAGCGCAACTACCAACGTGGTGTACAAGAGGAAGCATTAGCTGACACGTTTAGGCGCAAGCTGCAGAACCGCTACGTGCCTAGTGATGAGGCATTAGCTGGTGACTTGTATCAAGCTGGTGCAATGGGACTACGTGAAGCTAGCGCTGATGCAGGTCGTCGTGTCTTCACACAGGGTATGCGAACAGGACAGAATAGCAACTTCGGTGAGATTGCTAGCAACCTGCAGCGTGAGGATAACAACGCATACACTAAGTTAGCACTACAGACTAAGTTGATGGCACGTGGTAGTGGTCAAGAGATAGCTGACAAGCGTGATGCAGGGCTTGCTAACTTGTACAACTTGTTTGCTACTCGTGCACAACAGCTGCCAGAGACTAACTACAAGCCACAATCTATCGACACACAGGGTACACTGAGTACAGCTACAGCTGGCGATCTTAGCACTGGCAACACTGCCACTAGCATGTTTGCTAAGAAGGGCGGCGAGCTAGATTATGTGCAACCTAACATGGGATATGGCAATGCTGTAGCTGGTGCTGGTAGCAGCCTAGCTAGCATGTTCCGTGGCATGGGTGCACAACGTCAAAGCAGTGGCGTCAGTGGTTTCGGTGGTAGCGGCGGCGGCAGTGATGATGACTACTATCAGAACAACGAAGGTTCCTCTTACTCTTAGGTGCGACAATGGCAAAGGCGATGCCTACTGGTATAATTGACTATACCACGCAGATTGCTGCACGCGAGGCTGCAGCTAATGATGCTTTATCGCGTCTATACATACAACTTGCACAGCGTAGAGAAGACAGACTACGCCAGCAAGAGTTTATGAAAGAGATGCTAGGTCTGCGTGACAAGTACACACGCGGATTGTATGATGACTACGGTGCTCCCGGTGATAGAGGTGGTGGTAAGTATCCCACATTCACTACTACGCCCGCTGCGCCGCTTGGTAGTGGTGGTGCACCTAGTGGTGCTACTGTTCCTAACGCACCTCCCGCTGCACCTGCTACACCTGCACCACAAGGGTCATTAGGTACTAACCCTACACCACTTGGACCTAGCACTGATAAGTTCTCACAGAACAATGCAGGTGATGATCCACTAGCGTCTTTCGCACAGGCTGGTCCTGATGAGACTGTCACTCTGAGCGCACAGAGCCGACAGCAGAGGCCAGCCTACAATGCACCACGCGCACCTAGCACCACACGAGGTACACCGCTAGGCTTTAGACAGCTTGACCCTAAGTTGATTGCATCATGGGATGCTGATGAGGTTAAGTACAAGCTACCACGTGGCACTATCTTGATGACGCTAGGCTTAGAGAACGCAGGTGGCTACAATCTAGGTACTAATCCTAAGTCTGCAGGTGGTGCTAGTGGTATATTTCAGTTCACACGCGAGTTAGCGCGTGAACATGGCTTATCACCACAGGATTTACAAGACCCCTATAAGATGGGACACGCATTAGCTGCTAACATTGATCGCAACAGGCAGAACATTGAGAAGTTCACAGGTCAGAAGTTGGGTAGTGGTGCAGAGGATATGCCCTACTACTACATGGCACACATGCTCGGTGCTGGTAATGCACCTAGAGTAGCCAAAGCGTTGCAGGTGAATAGAGACACGCCACTGGTGAAGGTGTTGATGCCTACTACACTACCTAATGGTAGGCAGGTAGATGCTGCTGGTACTATGGCTAACAATGGCATACCGCTGAATACAACAGTTGGACAGTGGTTCGATGAGCTAGCTACTAAGAAAGTAGGTCCGTGGCATTCTGCAGCACGGCGTGTATTAGACGGTCCACAAGGTGTACCGGAGAAGACAGCACAAGCACCTATACCGCCAGCGTCTATACCTGAAGGGCGTGTGCCGCAGGGCGCTAACTTCGCTAGCCCGCGCACTGGTTACAGGTTCGGTGATGAAGACGCTATGGTTAGCATACCATATCCAGATGGCAGTGGTCGTGCGTTTGTCATGCATAAAGATGTTGCACCTATAGCCAATGAGTTTGTACAGCGATTGTATGAAGCTGGTGCACCTGTTAGTAGTCTGATTGGTTATGTCAAGAGAAACATAGCTGGCACTAATCATCCTAGCCAACACGGCTTTGGTACTGGTTTAGATGTTAACCAACGCAGCAAGAACCGCGTCGATACAGCGTTCACTAAATGGGTGCAAGACCCACAGAATACAGAGGTGATGCGTAAGATACTCAGCGATCTGCAGATACGCAGTGGTGGTGATTGGAAAAGCGCGGACTTCGGACATTATGAGTTTGGTCCTGAAGCTCTCGCTGCTTGGAAGAAGCGTGAGCAAGAGCCAGAACAGCAAGCAGCTACACCTGCTGCAGCGCCACCTCCTACTGCACCACGCAAGCCTAGTGAGGAATTGCGTCCGTTCACTGGTGATAAGCTGGCGACGTATGGTGCACCTACATCTGCGCCGCTCGCTACTATAGCTGGCAATCAGCCAGTTGTAGGTAAGCAAGGTGTGCCAGCTGAAGCTGTGTCAGGGTTGTTAGCTGGTATGGACCTAGCACCTAAGACGCAACAGCGTAGAACGGTGCCCGAGAGCCAGAGCGCTGCAGGATATGATGTGCCTACTACAGCGCCTATACCACCTGAAGCTACTGCTGCAGCTGCACAACCTACACCACAGACAGCTAGTACTGTTGAGCAACCTACACAAGCTACACCTGCGCCTACTCCGCAACAGGTGCAGACCGATAGTGGTTATACTATAGATGACATGAATGAGACTAATGACACTAGCTCACGGTTGTCAGCTGGTGAGCCTGTGCCTATGCCGCCGACTAGACCTGATACACAGAGCATGGGTGGGCCTAGTCGTAGTCTGCGTGATCTGCCTCCCGGCATGACAACTATACCGTTCGGCAATGTGTTGGACAAGGCAGGTGAGGTTGCGCGCGATATACGCAGCGTTGACCCAATGACAGATGTAGCAGCTGGTGCTGGTTACATGGCTGGTGATGTAGCACAAGCGGTTCCCGGTGTACTGAATGCTGCTGGTGGTGTAGCACGTGACATACGCAGCGTCGATCCTATGACTGACGTTGTACAAGGTGCTGGCGATATGGTTGGCGATGCCGTTGATTATGCCAAGAGCAAGATCATGGGCAAGCCTTCATACAATATACCGCCGCAGGTGCAGCGCTTGATAGAGAGTAGACAAGGACAAGAGCCGCCGCCACAACAAGCACCACTACCTGTGCCAGCTGCTAGTGTAGCTGCTGCTATGTACGATCAAGGTAATCAACCACAGTACGACTCGTCATTCGGACAAGACGTTAGTGGTCTGCCAGAGAAGGATATGAGTGGCGCACTTGATTGGATCAAAGCACTGTTCACACGTGCACCTAAACCTGTGCAACAGGAGGCTGTACCTGCTAAGCGTGTACCTACACAGATGCCAGGGGGTACACCTATCATCGTGCCACAGCCTAAGTTGAATATACAACCAAAGGGCAATGCACTACCGCTGCCTATGCCTAATAGTGCTGGCGACGGTAGCACACCGCAGGGTAATATAGATGTGCAGATAGGCCCCGATGGTCAGCCGTTGTTTAAGATCATGGAGTAGTCATGCCTAACGAAGATGGCTATATGACTGCTGATGAGTTCAAGCAGACATACGGCTATGATCCTACACCTGCAGTACAACAGCAAGCACCTGCCGAGCGTGGTACGTTAGCACGCTATGGTGGCGATATAGCTAGCGGAGCTATGTCTGCATACCCTGCATGGATGGCACTGCCTGAGACTATCTATGCAGGTGGTCAAGCACTGTACAATTCTATGGGCACTGATAAGTCGTTCATGGATGAGTTCGGTAAGAGTATGCAGATTGAAGGTGCACAGAAGAACATCACCGATCATCTCAATCAGGTTGCTGGTCAGATAGCACAAGCTAATCCCGGTATGGGTGAGGATGAGATATACGACAAGCTGAAGGAGTATCAGCACAGTAAGCAATTTGAAGACTTCAGCATGACGCAGTTGAAGGGTGGCATCGGTGCATTCTCTAAAGTACAAGATGTAGCGCGTGGTCTAACTGGCGATCAGCGTACAGAGGAACAGCGTGATTGGACAGACAGCGCAGCTGAGATACTAGGTGGTGCGTTGGTAGGTGGACCTGCTGGTATACCGGGTAAGATAGGTCAAGCTGCAGCTAAGAACATCGTTACTAGGTCACTGCTTAACAACCCTATTAGCAGGACAGCTATCAAAGCTGTTGAGCTAACATCACCTGTCACTATACCATATACGCCAGCCAACGTAGCAGCCAACGCCGCAGTTGGTGTTGGGTTAGATCAAGCTGTGCGTTATGCACAGGGTAAGGATACAGCATTCACACCTAAGACTGAAGATGATGCAGGTGTTGGCACATTAGTTACTAGCGCTGCAGCTGTAGCTGGTATGGCTGCATTCGTAGCTGCTATGCACGGTGGTCAGAAGGCTGCACTGCAAGCTGCTACTAGTGATCTAGCTAAGACGATAGAGAAGACACCTTCAGTAGATGTGCGTATAGCACCTGAGCCTAAAACTGGCGAGTCTATTATTACAGCTGGTGCTGAACAGCAGCTCAATCCACCTAGTGCAATTGAAGACACAGGTGTTACGCGGAGTACGATGACTAGAGCGCGTGGTCAAGTGTTCGATGACCAGTCAGCACTACTGCAGCGACTAGCAGAACATAGGCCAGATGACTTTAGAACGCATGAAGCTGTGTTCAGAAGCAACACAGGTCCAGTGCTTGAAGACGCAGTTAGGCAGTCAGCTGAAGTAGTCACACACGATTTGTTCGCTGCTATAGATGCAGCTACACCTGTCAACGGTCGCGCTGTTGAAGGTGCTATGATTATGTCTACCATCAAGGCGCGGTATGACAGGATAGAACAGGCACTAGTCGATCAACTTGCTAGCATACGCGACAAGAAAAGTGATGCATACAAGCAAGCTGCCAGTGACTTGAAGCGTATACGTGATGACCACGATGAGAGTGCTAGACCTGTGCTGCCTGAGCTACCACGCAGCGAGGTCAACAAGATAGCAAACGCATATGAGACTAGCACAGACCCTAGCATCATACGTGTAAGAGATGCACACAAAGCATGGGCTGATACAATCTTGCAGCTTGAAGTGCGTAGCGGTCGTATGACGCAGAAGTACGCAAATGAACTACGTCGTCTTGATCCTTACTACACACCTATAATGAGCGACCCGTTAGGTGGCACTACAGGATTAGAGCGTGTACGGCGTAGTGTGGTTTCAAGTGTGAAGCGCGCACAGAGTGAGGGTGTCAAGGGCACTGGTGGTGCGCTGACTAATGAAAGTCCTATACGCGAGTTTGAACTTAAGGTGCCATCAGCTAAGGCTAACATCAGTGCAGAGACACGTATAACGTCTGCGCTCAATCCGCGTACTGTCACTAGGCAGTACAGTGAGAACGCCTATCGCAGCTTAGCACACCAAGACTCACGTAACCAAGCAGTCACGTGGTTGCGTACTAATCCCGATGGCACACCGTCAGACTTCATCAAGAACGGTTATATGGCTATCGAACCTAATCCATATACAGGCAAACACTGGACACCTGCAGAGATTGCACATAACAATCCGAAGATCAATAAGCTGCTCAACGATCCGCGGTTCGTGCCAGAGTGGAATGATGGTAAGCTCCGTATGTGGAAGATGGGTGATGCGGAGTTAGCATTAGCACTGCGGCATGACCCTGTGAAGATGAACGGGTTGATGCAGAATGTACAGACTACTACTAATTGGTTCAAGTACTTCACCACTGGCTCAGGTAATCCTGTGTTCGCTGTGAAGGGTGCACTGTATAACATCATAATGCAGATGCTCTTTCGTCCTAACGATAGAGCATATGGTACGCTGTCGTATGCAATGCACAGGATGCTACCTGCACCTATAGCTAAGTGGATCGGTGGGTTGATACCTGATCCTACTGTGCTAGCTGCTATGCCTTATCATATATTGGCTGCTACTACCGAGTTCATGGCACACTTCGGCGCACAGAAGATGGCTGACACGTTGAAGGCGCAGTCAGAGTTCGGCATGTTTAGGCGTATGGTAGGTGACACTACATTCAATGCAATGGTGAAGAAGGCTGTTGACATAGCAGCGTGGACTGAGAACCTAGCTACGCTGAAGATGATGCGTGGCAATGCTACGCGTGGTATCAGGTCGATCAACAACCCTGCACATGTGCGCGATGCGTATGCAATGATAGGCGATCAGATGCCGAAGTCTGTACGCACTGCATACTCATTCTACAAGGGCTTACTGGATGCTGTCTATTTGAGCGGTAGTCGGCCATACTACACGCAGAACCACTACCTGCTAGCTAAGAAGTTCGGTGGTGCTGACAAGATACCGCCGAATGAGTTGACTAGGCTGATGTATGAGACACGCACTGTCGGCGGTGATATGTCGCTAGTGCCAGCTAACAAGACGATGAAGGATATAGAGGCTGTCTTTCCATACTTGTCACAGGCGAAGCTAGGTGCTTATCATCTAGTGCGTAACATGTTCGGCAAGGAGACATACCACTACGTCATACCACGACTAGCCATGATGACTACTGCACTAGGTGCAGGCTTCTACTGGCGCACGTACTGGAATGAAGAAAGCCGCCGCGAGTTCTGGCAGCGTAGACCTGAGTATGATCGCTACAGGATTATAGACATACCAACGCCGACACTGCTACAAGCATGGGCCAATGGTGAGAACCCTGCCTACAATCGCAAGCTCTACTACAGCATCACGATGCCACCTGACTTGATACCAATTGTTGCTGGCACTGCAGCAATGATGCAGCAGATGGGCATGATACCTGCTAGTGCTACACCTACACCTATCAAGAACGACTTGCCACTGTTGATGTTGAATAGCTTGATGCCAGCTATGCCGCCGCTGTTGCAAGCTGTGCTAGGTACAGCCGGTATTAAGTTAGACCCACAGGGTGCAGACACTAGAGGTGGCAACATCTTCCGCACTAGTGGCAGCATGTTCAAGGCAGGGCCTAACGCTGAGAGTGCTACTAACTTAGGTCAAGTTAGTAACTCCACCACTGCCATCATGCAGGGGTTGTTCGGTGCTATGGGTAGTTACATAGCTGGCAGCACTGACATACTGCTACATGCATCTAAGTATGCTACTAGCGTCGATGGTGTGCAGACGCTTAGGCAGCAGCAAGACTTCACTGCAGGACTGAGAGCTGCAACAGGTGCGATGGTAGAGAAGGCAACAGCTAGCACACCCGATGTGCCGCTAGTGTGGCAGAACAAGGAGCGCTACCGTGTCACTACACCTGCTTGGCAGTATGTTGCTACTAACAACAATTACATTCGGGACATCGTGGGTATGCGGAATGATGCTACAGGGAAAGCTGCAATGCGTAAGCGGCAGTTGGCTATGCAGGTGGGTGGTGTACCTGAGCAAGCGATGACTGATGAAATACTAGTGCAGGTTGCTAACGTAGTTACGCAGTATCAGAACCCTACTGGTATGCTTGGCAAGTTGAAGCAGCAATACCGCGATCTGAGCGCGCAGAATAGAGCTGTGAGTGTGCAGTATAACATGCCGCAGGATCAGCGACAGGCACGTGGCAATCAGATTGTGCGGAAGATGCAGGACAATATGGAGCAGCAACACCTAGCTGTGAAGTACTTAGAGCAACAACTGAATGCCAACTTCGGTCGGCAGCTGGCACCCAGGTTGCAAGGTCGAGCGTTCACACTAGAGACAACAGACAAGATGATGCGCGAGAGCTTCGGTAGTCAGCCACCCGCGCAGCCGGGAGAGCAACCACAGTCAGAGTAGCTCAGCCCGCTTCATCTTCTTGATCGTAGACCAACGATGTACGCCACCTACATCGGCCACTGACATAGCACACTCAGCCGGTATGATTAGCTGCTTACCACTTATAAGCAGCGGTGTCTCTGCGTGTTTGACCATGATGCGTAGTGCTTGCTTGGCTACTGACTTGTGAGCTATGCCTATCAGGCCATCATGTGTGTTGAGAGCTATGCGCGCCTTGCCTTTGGGCCACTTGTCATCGTCGTGACACTTATATATGACGCGGCATATGTGATCCCCGATGGTGGACTGTGGGTAGAACGCCACAATCGCCTCAGTGCTTTCCTCAGTCACAGGAATTAATTGAACGTAACGCCTACCGTAAGCGTTATAGATAGCGCGGTCATGTCTCACCCGCTCCAAGTCCTGTTGCCAGCCTAGCTTCAGTTCGGGAGTGAGCTTGTGGTACTTGACAAACGCCTCACTTGCTGTACTAAGAGACAGTCCAGTTGTTAGCGCGAGCCGGTCAGGCATCATACGGTAGTTAAGACCATGACGACACCTTTTCGCAATGTAACGGATTGTGGGCTTCCCGGCCAAGTCCGCGCTGTACTGGATGCCATCACGCTTCGCGGCGATAGCGTCGAGTGGGTAGCGGTCGAAGGTAGGAACATCGTTGTACGGTACGTCGAACATGTCGGCGGCAAGAGCGCGATGGCAGTCATAGCTGCCATCACGCCTAGCACGCTCGAACTGTTCAATCCACGTAGCGATGTTGTAACGCCAGCCGACGACGCGCGCTTCAGCTTGCGAGCCGTCGATGTATATGAAGCAGCATCCCTCATCAGCAATGAACATTTCCTTAGCGCGGTCAGGAATGTTCTGCAGATTGCCGCCACTACCCCACAGAGTTTGAGCAGACGACAGACGCCCCGGCGCAGAACGTACTCCGGTTTGCCTGTAGTCGCAACGCATCCTGCTATCGTTGTCAGGCTTCGCGCTGGCGTAAACTGAATAGAACTTGTCATCCTCTATGTACGCGTCTACTGCATTCAGCACAGCACGCGCAGCTGGTGGAGTGCGTGGATGCTTACGCATTAGCTCACGGTTGGTAGCATCTGTACTTGTACCTCTGCCTACTAGCTTCAGCTTACTGAAGTACAACTCAGCCATCTGCTTCGGTGAGTTAGGGTTAGGTGTGTAGTTGCTATCACCTACAGCTACACGACATGCTTCATAGAACGCTTCTAGCTTGCGTTGCAGATCGTCATACAAGTTACCCTTGGTGTTCTGATCTAGCATACGCTCACGCATCTTCATGTCATTCAGCACACCGCCGACTGTCATCAACACTAGGTGTGCTTGCAAGCGCATCACGTGTTCAAAGTAGAACTTATCAAGTTTCTGTTCACGTAGCTCTGCGATGATATGAGCATTTGCCGCAAGTGTGAGCGCACAGTCTTTGCCGTTATATATCCAGAAGTTATCAATGCCTCCCGTGTGACGCCACTCGTCTTTCTCATTCTTATAGAACGGATGTGTTGTGTACTGCTTGACGATGAAGCCGAGGTCGTGTGGCATTGTTGGGTATAGCACATGATGACCAAGCATCGTGTCGCTGTATGCAGGGCGGGTACGAATGTGGTCCTTAAACCACAACCACGCCATATCGAATCCTCCATTCTGCCACACCACTCGAACGCTAGGCGTCGTGTATAAGCGTTGAAGCTTCTGACGGATCGCTTTTTCTTCGTATACATTGTATACGTTCTCTTGCTCATTGCGGAATGCAATGCACATGGCTTCGTGCGGTGAGGCAGCAAGGCCGATACAAGCTGTCTCATTTGCGATGACTTCAATATCTGACCCGATTGGACTAGTCGAAGCGGCACAATGACGAATATAATCAAGTGCTTCTTTCGCTGTAGGGTTGATGTGCACGTTGACTTCATGTGGTTTGAACTTTCCTAAGATGACAGGTCGCAGCTTGTCAGCTATGTCCATGTCGAACACAACATGCGCCATAGGATCACGAGCGCAGAAGGCAGGGTTGTATGTACATACTGCAGTGACAGGGCGAATGAGCGACCTGCACCCCATAACGCTACCACGCCAGTTAGTAATACCACGCTTGCCTAGCATCGCTTCAACTGCGTAGTTGCCTAGCAGCAGTACGTGCTGCAGGTTCGGTAGTTGATCTAGTTCCCACAACAACAACTCCTGCCACGCTGTCAGCTCGTGCTTGCCTACTGGCTTACGGTTAGCAAGCTTCATGTCGAAGTCACTGAATGCTACTTGACGCTTGACTACGTTAGTGACGTAGCACTCGTGACGCTTTATCTCAGGGCAGTATGTGCGGATAGCTTTCCACAGTATGTTGCCAGCACCTCCTATGAGTGGTATGCCCTGAGCTATCTCATTGCGACCTGGAGCTTCAGCTATGATAGCAAGTGTAGCACCTATAGTACCACCCATTGCACACTCAACTGATAGCCCTGCTGTCTGCGCTTGTATGGTGAAGCGCTCCTTCAGTTCTGCAGTGTTCATGTCGTCTTCCTCTTTTTCCAACCCATTGACTTCAGCGATGTAGCAAAGCTGCGTTGGTCGCATACTACAGTAGCATGTTTAGCAGCACGCGTTAGACCTGTGTAGAAGTTAGGTCTACTTAGGTTAAAGAACGCACACGATGCCATGACGTAGCAGATGTTGTCATACTGTGAGCCTTGACACTTGTGCGTTGTTAGAGCGTAGGCTAGCTCGATAGCCTTACGCGGATCGTAGTGATAGTGGAAGCGCTTACGCATGTTGTAGTCAGCTATGCGTGGCGGTAGTTCTACTACACGATCACCGAAGTCTATCTCAAGCACACCGTACTCGTCGATGCTATTGATACGCCCCACTTCACCGTTAAGCATTTGCTTTGTATCTGGACACTCGATGAAGCTACCAAGCATACCGACGCCATCAGTGCTATATTCAGTAAAGCGCTCAGAATAGTCACGTAGGTCGTAGCTATTCGTGTTGCATACAACCTTGTCACCAATGCTAACGAAGACACGGTTCTTAGTCTCCCACTTGTTGCGAGGTAGTTCTACTCTACCTGGCATGTTAGGGTTGAAGCGAGTTTGCAGTATACTGTTGAGCCTGATAGTACCGATGTCAGACTTACGTGCAGGCGAGATGATCTGATTATCCAACATGCACCAGTCTACTGACTTGTCTTCTAGCTTGCCGTATAGACTATGCAGCACTGCATCGTGTGTGATTACTTTAACATCTTCATTGCTACTGAAGAACTGCCCACGGTTGATACGTCTGCCAGCTTCAATGATACCGTTGCCTTCAGCTTGGCGGTAGATGTTAGTGAGTGTGAAGGTGTGTGGCATCTCTAAGCAACGAGCGAACGGGGAGGTGGGATCGGCTAGTTCGTTGTTCTCTATAGGTGGAAGCTGTCGTATATCACCGAACACACGAAGGCAACCACCACTAGGAATAGCACTAACCAAGTCGCGGTGTAGTCCTGTGGATACCATAGCATACTCATCCACAATAACGACGCGTTCATCTAGTGGCCTGAAGCGTGTGCGTGATGCTTGACTGACAGATGTAGCTTCACCTGTTTCTTCGTCAACATCAGGACGGTTGAACTCTAGCAGCTTGTGGATTGTTTGTGCAGGGTAGCCGGTCGCCTCACGTATACGACGTGCTGCCTTGCCTGTGGGTGCTGCTATGGTGAAGGAGATGTCTTTAGACGCAAGTAGATCACAGGTATTCTTGATGATGGTAGTCTTACCTGTGCCAGCTTCGCCTGTTACGCCTACTAGTCTCTTTGTTAAATCAGCGCATGTCTCAATGGCATTCTGTTGTTCAGCATCTAGCTGCATGGTGTGACTTTCTGGCGCTAGGTTTCGCGCCCTGTTTCTGTATACAATGTATAGACAACGCCGCGCACTGGGTGGGGATACTCACTTCATACGCGGCGTTGCTCCACGCTTGTTAGCCAGTCGTTAGTAATACCTCATTAGTGTTAATGAGACATTCTAGCCAACCTGCGTAGCTCCGTCTTCCTCTGTGCCACGCTTGGTGCTGATGATCTCGTGCTTGACACGGGTCAGACCTAGCTCGGAATAGTTCGGAGTATCCATGAACTCAATCACCTTACGTGCATCGGTGATGATGCGCTCGACCTTCAGCTTGGCACCGGGGATGACGTTGCCAGCTTCATCAACGACACGGATGAAGAAATGAAAGGTACGCTTCTGAGGTGCACGGTTCACTTGCTTCGCCTTCTTCATTGGAGTTGGACTTGTTGCCATGTTGGCAATTCCTCTTGCAAGAGTTACAGGAAGTTGCTAGGTGGCGTTATTGCCACCTAGCACAGTTCATCTAACACAGAACAACTAGAGTGGCAACACCTGACCGACTTCGGCACGTGGGTTTTTCTCTAAGTCCTGTCCAATGCGGACACGACAACGAGCCTCACGACCTACGAAATCGTTCGGGTCAATGCTGCTGGACATGGGAACACCGAAAGCTTTGCAGGTGTTCTTCATGCGCCAGCGATCAGCTGGAATGTCACGACTGACTACGTTCAGCGTGAAGGTCTGTGCATCGACACCTTCACCGGGATCGAAGTCAGCAGGGAACTCTGACGATGGTACTTGTAGTGTCAACGTCAGCATAGGGTTGCCAGATGACGCAGCAACCTTGTCTTGAGCTGCAGTGCATACACACTTGTACTCACCTGCAGGTAGTTGCGGAGGTGCTTCAGCGTCCGCAATGTTACTAGAGAACGACAACAGACCCATGTTGGGCCTCCTTCTGTTTGAGCGGCACTCAAGTTATACACACTAGTAGAGAGCTTACAAGCCGCTAAGTGTAGCTCAGTGTGTATTCGGGATAGCTATTAGTAGAGGGGAGCTACTTAGGAACGGGCAGCTTTTTGTGTCCGTTGCCTGTGTACGTCTGCCACCAATCTGCTATAGTCGGACCTACATTGGTGTTAGCATTATAACGCCACTCAAATGATGTGTTGCCTGTCATGTCGAACATGCGCGACTTCATCGGGCTTCTAAAGCGTTCAGGACGTATAGCAAGAAAGCGTTTGCCAGCATGATCGCGAAGGTTCCACACCTCAGAGATGTCCTTGCTGGTGATGTTAGGCAGCTGACCACCAAGCAACATACCAACGCTAACAATGGCACCATCATTGTTTCTGTCAGCATCCTTCTCGTGCGTAATGAAGATCACATGCTTATTCAATGCACCTGTGATACGCAGTACGTTGGATATAAGAGAGCTGACGCATATGTTACGCAGTCCGTACCCGTTAAGTCCGGGTTGCTCAATACTAGACTTAGGCGCGACACGTACAGCGTACTGAAGTGCATGTTCACTGAACTTGGTAAGGCTATCGACGATAAGAGTGTCAAAGTCACCGAGAAGCGTATACAATGTATACGGATCGGGCTTCATACCTTCCTTGACAATATCGACAGGGCTTTCCTTGGAAAGATTAATACGATGCCAGTTGGGCATGTTGCGAATACTCATATCACCATCAGGGTCTAGCATAAGGAACAGCTTGCGACCGGGTGCTGTAGCTGCGAGTGTAGTCTTACCGCTGCCGCTGTCACCCCATAGTATACATGAGAAACGTGTAGCTGCATCTGTCGGATGCTCGATATTGATTTCCACTTCTGTCTCCCTATTCTTCACATAGTATAACACATGTAGGATCACATGCAAGTTAGACTAAATCTGTATCGAGCGGCGACCAGCGTTCTACTTGCATCTCGTTGTCGAAGATGTGCTTACGACGCTCTCTAGTCTCAGTGCACAGCGGTATGAGTGAGCAACTACGAAAGTAGCGTGAGCAGGAGTGAGTGAACATAGGTGCATTAGTAGGATCGCCTTCGTACTTGTCTATCGTGCGTAGTGTGTCCTCTACCCATAGCTGCCACTCAACGAATGACTCGTCATTGCGTGTAGTTGGGTAGCGCATTATTCCATCAGAGTAGCTACTAGCTTTAGGCACAGGTAGCTGTAGTCCCCACATAGTCACGTTACGAATGGGTAGACCTAGCATACACTCACCAGCGATACAGTAGCCGGTTACTTGATGACTAGTGTCGAAGCTATTACTCCACACGGTGTCTATACGGCTACCTGTCTTGTTCTCATGTATCTCTGGCGTCTTATCACTAGGACGCAGTGTGTCGATGCAGATGCCGTCAACACGACCGATGAAGCGTATATAAGGTTTGTCGTCTTTGTCATGCAGCGTCAAGTCGAAGGGTACTTCGACGCCTATCTGCGTTGCGTCGTCATTGCAGATAGGAATGAAGCGGCCTAGCGGGTAACGCTGTATGTATGAGATAGCGGCGCTCTCTAGATTAGCTTGTGTGCGCTTAGTGTCACGTGGATCATCGTGGTAGCCACTGGTTTCTAGCAGTGAGAGTGCCATCTGCATACAACGTGTTTCAGCATCTTCACCTGTGTCAAAGTAGCGCATCGCTTGTTCCCAACGCCTAGGCTCAGTAGGTGTATTGAACAAACGCTCAGCATACTCGCAGACACGTTTATACTTTGTATAAGCTGCATTGGCAGTGTCTCCATCGGTGATTGTGCTGACTATCACTGTCAGAAGGTCAAATAAGCGTGCACAAGCAAACACATCATGCATAGCACGACCAGCTTCAAGAGGAAGGACACGTTCAACTCCATGTGCTAGATGTTTACCGTGCCAGTTGTGGATTAGTCCCCAACGTGGACACGTGTTGACAGCTGAGAGTGTGGAGTAGTCTACCCAAGGAAGCGTCTTATCTACTGTTGGTGTGATCTTCATTAGTCAATCTCCCCGGCGAGCGAAGCCGCTTTTGCTGACTGATCTAGCTTCGCTTGTTTGTTGTTCTCAATCAACAACTCGCGGATTATCTGACGCAATACTACTAAGTGGTCAGATGTAGCAAAGCGCGGTGTTTTGTTTAAGTCAGCGTGCACTCGGCGCAGCACTAACTCTAGTCGTTCTAGTTCTGTCATTGATCCACCTCAAAGTGGTTAGCAGCGAAGTAAGCAGCGCTAACTAACCACTGGTCAGCGTGGTTCTGTGGATTGCGGGCGATGTAGTCACCAGCTTTAGGTGAGCCAAGTTTGTAGTCGAATGGCGAGATGCTAACATCAGACACATCTTCACCAACGATGTAAGGACGTAATTCTACAACTGCTTTACGTTTGTAGCGTTTGAACTCGCTCATCACTGTATATCCTCCGCAGCATCGTTATTTGGGTGAAAACGCTTGCGG